CAGAGTTGGCCAGTGCTGTGCCAGTACCATTATTGTTAACAGTGATAGGGCTATTAACTGTTGTGGTAAGCGCAAGAACTCCGGCAGAGTCTAGATTTACTGATCTAGTAGACGGGTAGGTAACGAATACAGTTTTGGTGCCAGCCGTGAAAACTACCGGGCTATTAGAGTTTGATGATCTGTATACCGTGGTACGGGTAAGAATAAGACCAGTAGCATCCAGCGTACCAAAACCTACTTCCCATTCATTAGCAGTATTACTAGTGATAGTGTAGTAGGTAGTGTTACTAGCTCCGATACCAGCAGAGAAAGTCTGAAACCCGGACGGAGCACCGTCCAGAGTAAACGTCCCCGTCCCTACACTAGTAGAGGTCTCTAGGACTCGATCATTTAAGACAAATGCCATGATTCCCCCTTTTAGGCGATACGAATGACCGCGTTAGTAGCGTCCGCTACCGGGAAAGAAACTGTAAACGAGCCGCCTACCACAGACTTATCTGATCCAAAGTCAAACACCGCCACAGCCTTGTTAGCGTTAGTGGTGTTGTAGATCAATGCACCACGGCAAGTAAACGTAGCGCCTGACCACGTAGTGTCAGCAAACGACAGGTATGCCGTAGTACCAGATGACGTGGGGGCGACTGATACAGTCAGCGTATTACCACCTGCCGTATAGCCCGCACCGCTAGTTTCATTAGTAGTGGTATATACCGTGGTAGAAGGCCCCAGCGTAGCCGATGACGTATACAACGCCATCTTGTACGTGTTGCCTGTGCTGGGAGTAAAGTTTTGCGCGCCAGTTAAAAGATCGACTTTAAAACTAGTGCAAAGTCCTTGGGTAATAGCCATTTAACACCTCTTAAGTAACAGGTACGCGCGTTTGACCAGAACGGTAAGCATCTTGCCGCTCTCTGCCGTCGCCCAGTTGTTTGTACAGCATAAGTGCTTCTGAGTACCGCTGGTTATATAGAGCAATCAAATCTTGCTCACCTTTCATGAAGGTGATCGCTTCTAGCAGCGCGCCATACAGAAGCACAGAGTCAAAGTTATCGCCAAGCCACGATTCGCCAGCATCCACAATAGACTCGGGGTAATGAAAGTAATGTAGCTCTACCTGATAGTTCTGGTCAGGAGTAGGGGCTACGATCAAAGTCATCTGGTTATACGTGTTGTCCACGTTAACACCAGTGTTAGGCCCGAACAGCGCATAGTATTGAGGAAGGCCCGTATACGTAGGATTGGGGTACGCTTGCCTCAAATAATTAACATCTTTGTTTAGCAAGAACTCTTGCGGGCTATTATCTCCAGCATCAACGTCGGTATAAATTGCCAGTGAAAACACAGACAAAAAATCCAGCGGTAGGTTGACATACTTATTGTTGATAGTGCATGAGCCGCGCACATTCTTACGCTGGGCTGGAGGCTGAACAGAGTTGTACAGCCGCTGTTCTGCCTGACGTATAAACGTGTTTATCTGCTCGGAACTAGGTATGACGACAGTAGTAGTGTCGTCCGTTCCAGTAAAAGCCGTAACCGCGAAATCATTTTCGCAGTAGGACTTAATAGTATCGAACAGTTGTGTGTAGTTCATTTTTAAGCCATCGGGCCACGAGCTTTAGTGCCCTTGGTAGCTGCACCATTACCCCGGGTTACGATCCCGTCAGTTTTCTCAGGGCGATAATTACCTTTGCTAATACCAGCAACGGACGGGTTCATCTCGTCCATGACCTTAGCGCCGGGCGTGTATTTTTGTGCGGCGTTAATATCAGTAGCCACACCTTTCATATTATGTGGAGCGGCATAGACTGCTGCCTGCCCCACTTCCTTACCTTTAACTTTCTGCGAGAACTTAGCCATTATCGACCCCTTGCGCCGCCGCGTTGGTTCATGGCCCGCGCCATGTTTCGGCCATATTTTTTCATGGCTTCACCGGTTACGCCACCTTTTTTCATGCCGTGCATCTTCTTCTCGTGGGACTTAACTGCCTGCTTGGCGATCTTCTTGATGAGGGGCTTGTCTTCTTTAATGTCTTCGTGTTTCATAATGACTCCTAAGTAATCGTTACTGTCAAAGTGCCTAACTGCGCATCTGCCACTAGGTAATTCGGAGTAAGGCCGTCGTCGTTAGCCCTAGCCCCGCCTACTGGCGCCCACCCCCATTGAATAACCCGGCTACCTTCCCCCGGACCACCAAAGTCTGTGTCTACCGTCAGCTGCAATCCGTTGTAGCCAGATTGATAATAGCTGTTATCCCGACGCGGGTCCCGCAGTGCTTGCGGGTCGTCTACTGGATACATACCTAACTGCAGCTGCGGCTGATCGGGTTCCCAGCAGGTAGGGCAGACTTTAATACTTACCTGCTTAGTCTTAATTGTCAGCTTCTTCAGCTCTTTTAACTTATAGCGAAACCCACAGCGGTCACATTCCGCGATGGCGTTCTTACCGCTAGCAAACCTGTTACCCATTGTTAGAAAAACATCTCTCTAGGTACGAAGCGAATAGCAGCTTTTTCCCGATCTTCCTCGGAAGCCAGCATCCATGCTTCTTCGTACATAGCCTTAAGCGCCGCTACACGATCAGGAGCCACCTCGGGCTTCTTAACTGCAATCATATAAGCCAGCCCGGCAGTCATAGCGTTCAAGAACCGGAACGGAATATCTACTACGTTCACACCATCCCCGGCGTCGTATAGCCGCTTTAGCCGCCAGTAGTAAAACACGTAATACGGCTGCTGAGTCGTGCCTTGATCGGGGGCAGGCCACACATTAATCTGTGGGTACGCAGGAGTCGCGCCTAGCAAATCTGTGGTCTGGCCACTCTGACGATTAACCCAGACTTGGATGGGTCGCCCTTGGGCGAGTTTGTTCGGGATAGTGGAGTAGGTAGAAACACTAATTCTAGTAATGTTGAGGTCCGTCTGGTTCGGGCCTTGACCAGAAAAAGTACGAATAACATGTTCAAGCAGATCGACAGTATCAATAGGAAGGTCATAGGTAGTAACCCCCTGCGCTAAGTTAATCGACCCCTGCTCTATTGTCCACAGGTTAATACCACGGTTAGCCCACTCCGTAAGCATGAAGTTAAGGCTACGACGGGCGGTCTTAAAATCATAGCCCGTGCGTATCTCTAAGCCACAACGCTCAAACGCCTCTTCGAATATCTCGGTAAGAGGGGGGTTAAAATTCGTGGTGCTAGTGGTATATGCCATTTATTTTGTGCCCAATTTTTTCAAAGTTTGAGCGAGTCTTGCCCTCTGACCCAATTTTCCCGGTTTTTGAGCAGCGGAGGCAAGCTTCTTTGCAGGGATAGGCTTGCTTCCTTTTACGCCAAGCTGAGCACGCAGAGCACCGGGCTTCTTTATTGCCTTCTGTATCCATTTCTCAGCCATTATCTGAACCTCGATGTTTTCTGCGCTATACCTTTAGGCTGCTTAACAAACTGCTTGCCTTTCGCCTTTCCTTCCCGCTTTGCCTTCGTAGTGGCAGCATACTCAGCGGGGCTCAACGCCTTAATCGCTTTCTCCGGGAGATATCTCTCGCCAGTCTTTGACGATGGCTTGCCTGACTTTGTTCGCCATTTCTGGTCCCCCCAGTCCTTCAAGCTTTTTTGCGGCGCTTTCAATCTTTATACCCTCCGCCAGCAGCTTTGTACTTCTTGGCCACAAGCTGAGCTTTACGGGCCGACCACTGACCTGCACCTGTGCCATGGGTAGCGGCTGCTTTTACCTGCGCCACTATCTTCTTGCGAAGCCCCGGCTTGGTGTAGTTACCCGCTGCATTAACCTTCCCACCTTCTTTGTACTGAGTAAAGTCGGTGTTATCCCGACGGGCTTTCTTCTTCCCGTCGGGCATCTTGGAAGGGCTAATAACGCCCATGCCACGTGAGGGCATCATTTGTAGCGCTTCTTCATAGCCATACCACCGCGCTTCATCGGTGCGGGGCTAGGTTTAGCTGCCGGGGCGGCGGGGGCTGCTGCAGGTTTAGCCGCAGGAGCGGGAGTACCCATACCCGCACCTTTAACCTTATCTAACATCGCCCTATTAGCAGGGGCAGTAGGGCCACCACCCATAGGTCTAGCCGGAGCAGCCTTAGGCATCGGTCTACCCGAAGCGCCGCCCATCAATGAAGACCCCATTCTGGTCATAGTAGGTTTAGCGGGGGCCGCTGGCTTAGTTGCAGCTGCTTTGGCTTTTGCAGCGTCGGCTGAAGCTTTAGCTTTATTTGCCGCTACCTTAGCCATAGACGCTTGCTGGCTAGAAGCGGAAGGTTTTGAGGTAGGCTTAGCTGCAGCTTTAGATGCAGCAGCTTTAGATGCAGCAGCTTTAGCCATAGCGCCCATCGCTGAACCCATCTTTGAG